TCAGCGCACAACCAGCAGATCAGAAAATCTGGTCGTGTAGCGAGGTGACAACATTTCACGCTTCATCTGCCACTGCTGCTGTATTCCCTGCCCGGCAAAAAACAGAGTCCCCTTTCCGTCCTTCGCGTTGAGACGATCAAGAATCTCCATCAGTTTCTCGCTGTTATGCCGTGGTGCAGCGTCGTCGAACAGATTCAGCTGCGCAACACCCTGGCTGAAAAAGTCTCCGAGCATTACGCCCGCTTTCTGATACCGGTGGCCTTCACGCCAGATGTTATCCAGGCAGCGTACTGCGGCCTTGATGATGTCGCGAGTGTCCTGTGTTGGCGTCAGCAGTTTCACGGACACGCTATTCCCGTAGTACGGTTCAGTGAGCGCAAATGGTGAGGTTTTCACGAAAGCGGAAATATACCTGCAGTACTGGTGCTCACCGCGCAGTTTCTCCGCGGCGCGCGCTGCATGGCTGCAGATCGCCTGGTGCATTTGCTCGTATTCCATTACTCGTTCCCCGAACGATCGCGAGCAGACGATTTCCTGCTTGGCCGGTGCGAACTCTTCCATTTCGAGGCAGGGTTCTCCGCGTAGCTCGCGCACGGTTCGCTCAAGTACCACATTGAAGTGCTTCCGGATAACCCAAGTGCTTTGTTCTGAGAGATCGAGAGCAGTATTGATACCCATGGCATTGAGTTTTTTGCTGATACGGCGTCCTACGCCCCAGACGTCCTCGACAGGAACGAGAGACATTAACCGGCGCTGGCGATCGATATTTGATAAATCGACCACGCCACCCGTCTGCCGCTGCCACTTCTTCGCAGCATGGTTCGCCAGCTTCGCCAGGGTTTTGGTCTGAGCAATGCCGACACCGACGGTGAGATGCGTATTCTGCAAAACCGTGGCGCGGATCTCCCGACCAAAATCCTCCAGGTTCCGGCAGTTCCTTACGCCTGTCAGGTCACAAAATGCCTCGTCGATACTGTAAATTTCCACGCGGGGGCACATGAGCTCAAGCGTAGTCATCACCCGGTTCGACATATCAGCGTACAGCTCATAATTGCTGGAAAAGGTGGCAACGTTATAACGCCGGAACAAATCCCTCTGCTTAAAGAACGGTTCGCCCATTTTTATCCCAATCTGCTTGGCCTCAGCACTGCGTGCAATAACGCACCCGTCATTATTCGAAAGGGCGACAACAGGCCTTCCCTTTAAGTCGGGTCTGAACACCGTTTCGCACGAAGCATAAAAGCTGTTCACATCCACCAGGGCAAACATATCAGCTTGTTGATTTAACGATGTACGTCACCACCCCGAAGACATCCAGGGTTTCCTCGCTGCCCACTATGATCGGTGAGTAGGCAATATTCATGGGATTCAGCTGCACCGTGGGGCGCAGTTGCAGGACTTTAACGGTAAATTCGCCCCCTACCGCTGCAATGACAATATCGCCGTGTTCAGCCGTTCTGGAACTGTCAACTACCAGCAGATCACCGTCACTAATGCCCGCCTCGATCATGGAGTCACCCGCTGCTTTAACGAAATATGTTGCACTGGGATGCTGGATCATCAGTTCGTTTAAATCGATGCGCTGCTCAACATAATCCGCCGCTGGGGATGGAAACCCACACTGAACAAGGCTCGCGTAAAGGGGGAGCGCGACAATGCCGCGCAATTCTGCTGGCGTGTAAAATTCCATAAACAACCACTCCTGATTTATACTGTTTTTATATACAGTAGTTTTAAAGGGGTTGCAGATCAATGCGGCGGCGCCTATCAATAATTACGGCTGAACATCTGGCTGTTCTGCTGGATCATCCGGCTCCTCTTCCTCTGCTTTCAGCCTTTCGGCCTCAGCTTCTGCCTCCGCCTTCAATTTTGCTTCCAGCACTGCCTGGGCCAGCGCCTCCTCGCTGCGAATCCTTGCTTTCTCCTGCTGCTGGTTCCAGATGCTGTCCATCGGCATCTCAACACGAACAGAGATAAACTGGCCCGCCGGGATATCTACAGGATCGCCATCTGCCACACCCTCAATAATGTTCCGTGCAAATTTAGGCGCGCCGGCATGCTCCCGGTGATAGGTTTTAACCATCACCGATCCGTCAGGGTTAACCTCATAATCAAGCCATACCTTCGGCTGCTTATTGCGATCCAGCGGTATCTCAAATCCACCATCGATACCTCCCCAGGCCGCATCTGAATTGAGGCCAAGACACCCTTCAATCAGGTACTGCCCGACAGCAATGCGGGTCACTGTGCAGCCTTCTGACTCATCATTTGTAACGACCGAACCATCACCATAAACATTCACAATTGGCGATGCTGTTTTTATAAACCCGTTACCGTCAACAGCGGTGTTTGCTTCCGTCCTGAAGGCATATGCTCTGGAAAAGAAGTCATTTGTGTCCGTGCCCGTGAACCATACTTTATTGCCGCGCGCGGAAATCTTGAATGCGCCGTTGTTACCTGAAGCATCTACCCACGGAACGCAGACAAGCTGTCCGACAAGATCCGAAGCTCCAAGCCCGGATTGCGGCAGATGCCCGCCAAGCGAGACACCGCCGCTGAGGCCCTGAGGAAAATTAAGAATGCCAGCATAGGCGGTTATTCCGCGATAATCGCTGATCGCCTGCATCGCTACCTTGCGCTCACTCTGGAAAACCATGTTGCTGTCGTAAACATCATAGATCGCAGCTGATTTGAGGCCGAGGCCAGTGCGGGCTGTGGCCTGCGTATTCCCGCCTGTACCGCCATTAGCCACCGGAATTACGCTGGCGGATGTGAAGTTTTCATAAACAGCAAATGTGCGGCTACCTGCTACGCCGGACATAACAATGAAATAACTTTTTCCTGATGCCGATTGCGTGAATTGAGTAACCAGCATCACCAGCGCTGTAGTGCCGGCACGACCGCCAAGAACATTGATATTGGTAGGCGATGATGTGCCAGCATAAGCCAGGCCTGATGGAATATTGGTTTGGTTAGATGGCAGGCAAACATGTTGAGCGCCAGGAACAAAGTTAAACGTCTGCCAGTCCAGAGCGGGAAGCATGGCTATTGGCGAACCGATACCCACATCAGCCAGCGCCCCTTTGCCTTGCAGATCCCAGTTCGACCATGTAGTGCCTGAGAGGGTGCGCGTCCACGTCCGGTTAATAAAGGCTGCATTGGTGACAACTGATTTGAATGTCTGAACCACTGAGTTTGTGCTTGACCGTAGTTCAACGGTGCAAATTCCAGTAGGCGTTGCTGTTTGCCCGTCAGGGATCGGCCCATTGGTGACAGCGGATGTAATCGACCAGATCCCAGGAGTTACCAGCACATTCATATCGCCAGTGAAATAGCCTGGCATCGAACTGAACCCCACTGGCAACCATGCGCCCCATGGCCCATCTGTGCCGTTCCATGATCCAGTAAGCGACCGGATGTAAATATTTCCAGATCTAACAGTGTAGCGCTGAGTGCAGCCAAACTGACCACCTTGAATTACTTCCAGCACCCCGACAGCACTATCTTCTGGGAATCCATTGGCAATTGTTGCGCCTGTTGATGAACCCTGACCCCATGAGCCAGAATAAGCTGATGTAGGACCATAATTGTTGAGGTTTGCTCCTGATGGTAACGCCCCACGCCACTGCACCGCCGCATTAACGACTGATGACATCTTCGGCCATGACGGGCCGGTGGCTGTAGTACCGTCTGCCCGCGTAAGGGTCACATCGCCCGGGCCCACCAGTAATTTATCCTGATTGGATATATCGATTTGCGCCTGGCGCAATGCTTCCGTAACGGCTTTTGCTAAATTGTCATCAATCGTGGCCATTCGTGATGTCCTTAAAATGAAAAACCCCGGCTCGGCGGGGTATGAGGATTTGAGTTAGAAAGAGAAGGAACCGGTACCGCGGGTTATGGTTAATGTCGGAGCGGAAATACGCTTACTTACCGTGCCAGTGCCAATCACCGTAATAGTTGCCACAACGACATTGTCAGTAATGCCTCGCACAGCGTGGCGCACAGGCATCCATAGCCCTCCCGTCCCGGAAGGAACGCTGACAGAGCCAAAATCACGGACATTATTGTTGATGTTGAGAGCAATATTTACAGTGGTGGCGGTGGAGGAGGAAATATAAATAAGCGCCTCAAGCAGTGCCGACTTAGTCAGTGCCGAAGATGAGGAATCAGTAAAGGCAATCGCACTATATGCGTTGGCGGCGCCTGATGCAGTAACATCAGCAGCAACCCCCAGATTGGCAACGTCTCCGACGAATGACGTAGCTTCCACCGCCCCTTTGAAGCTCCCGCTTGTCGCCTCAACTCTTCCTTTAAAACTTCCATCGGTTGCATAAACCGTCCCTCGCACGGTCACGTTGTTAAACACTGCATACCCGGATTTGTTGATATGCCATCCGACATTGCCGGTTCCATCCCACGTACTGGACTGGATGTAATTGCCGATTTTGGTGTTATCAATCGAGCCATCTTGGATAAACACCGATCGCAAAAACATCTGCCCGCCGGTCGCCGCAAACACCAGTTCCTGCCCGGTCGTCGTCGGGTTATAAACTGCGAACGTATCAGCGCTGACGAGGAAGTTAGAGGAGCCAGTGGCATCAATGCCCAGCTGAATACCCGCGATGCGTTTGATGCCGTTCGCCTCCACCTGGACTTTAACACCCCACTGCGCACTCAACTTGCCGTTGATATCAGCAACAGCCTGGCTGGTAGTCTGGACATTGGCGTTGGTTTGCCCAATCGACGCCGTCACCTGCTGAATGCTGGTCGCTGTGGCGCTCTCCAGATCCGCAACCGTCCGATCGATGCGGGTGATCGCAGCCGCGTTGGTCTGGCCATTGGTTTCAACAGTCGCTTTAAGCGTGGTGACCTGCTCCGCCAGGGCACTGGTGGCATCCGCTGATGTTTTCCGCACGTCGGTTATCTCGGCCATTGCTTTCGTATCGGCAACGGCAAACGTGACGCGCTGATCCGAGAATGCCATGAAGTTGGCGAGCGCATTGGTGACGTTGCCGACAATACCGGCATCCCTGCTGGCCGTGTTGCCGTCAACATCAACTTTCAGACTGTCGATGCGGCGGCCAAGCGCGCTGTCACCATCCGTGCGGGCCGTGGTTTCAGTGCTGATGTCTGCTGTGTTCTGGTCAGTCGTAGCCTTAACCGCCGCCAGCGCGGTGGTCTGCGCCTTGTCGTTATCAGCAACGGCTTTATCGATGCGCGTAATAGCGCCGGAGTTTTTGCCGACGGTAGTCTGCAGGCCCGAAAGCGTGGTGGCCTGAGCCTCCTGCTCAGTTGTCAGCGTTGCCAGTTCCTGGGTCACAGCGGCATGGTTGTCGTTTACGGTCGATTCCAGCTTCTTCCGCTCTGTCACCTCCGCTTCCTGCGCCGTAATGCGCGCCTGGCGTTCGGTGTACAGCAGGCCCGATGCCAGTTTTGACGGGTCGTCACCGGTATAGCCGCCCCGGATCTGCGTCGCCAGCGTCTCGCGCGCCGTGGCTTCCGCCTGGTCACCTGATACCCGCGCCGCCGTTTCCTGCTGCAGCGCCGCCATACCGGCGCCGGGTGTCGGCCGCCCTATAGCTACCCAGTCAATCAGGAGGTAGTTTGTTGCGTCCTGTTTGCTGGACAGGTCCAGACGAATCTGGTTAATCGTGGTATCAGCCAGCCACGGGATATTGTCGCATTCAAGAGTGGCGATGCCGTCGGAGTTATAAGCAGGTTCGGCCACCGCAAACTTATTGGTGTCGCTGAATGCAGTAGCATTGCGCCAGCGAATTTCTCCCGCCCATGCAGGCGATCCCACTTTTTTGATACGCAGCTTCAGGAAACGATATGCACTCGCTGTAATGGCCAGCGCCCCTGGAGACGTTACGTACGGGTCAGACGCATGGTTTGCCGGACGCAGCCAGCCGTCAACGATTGTCGGCGTGCCGTTACCGGTCCAGCCTTCTGCCGTCGAATCGAAGTACCAGATTTTGGCCGGGTCGAACTGGGATCCAGTACCTGCAGACACCTGTGCAATCTGCTGCGCCAGCGATTCGGTGCTGGTCTGAATCGTCTGGTTGACGTTGCTGATATCCGCCAGACGCTCGTTCTTCTCGGTCAGCAGCGCCTGCCCGCGCGCGGCGGCCTCGTCGGAGATGGCTTTCTTACGGTCCATGACCTCCTGAGCCAGGCCCGCTTTCGTCGTCGCCGATTCCGTCGTAACCGTTTTGATGTCGTCATGCGCAGACTTGAGATCGTCACCTAGATCCGTGATTTCCGAAACCAGGTTCTTATAGGCGTCGGTCTGTTTGATCTGGTTATCGATATCCACCAGGTAATCGGCGGCAACCGAGCTGCTGCTGCCCTGAATGAAGTCAGTCCATGCCGACTGATTCCCGGTGCGATCAACAAGCCGCGCCCGGTACCAGAACCCCACCCCGGCTTTCAGGCCCAGCTGCTGATACATGTGCTGCGGATAAGGCACATCCGTAAGCAACATCGCATTCGTGCCAGCTGCATCCGTGGAATACTGAATCTCCGTCTGCAGGGTATCCGCTGTATTTGCAGGAAAATCCCAGTCCAGCTGTACACCCCAGAGTAATGGCGTGGTCCGAAAGTTAACGGGTACCGGTGGCGCTCCTGTTTTACCTGTTAATGTGACTTCCAGCGATGTGGCCCAGCTCGAGGAAATCTCAGCTGCATTGATGGCCCGGACGCGCACCAGATAGCGACCGGCATAAATGGCAGCCACCTCAAACGAGGTGGTGGAACTGCGCGGTACGTTTACCCAGTTTCCGTCATTGCGGCGCCACTGAGCCTCATAGGCAATGGCGTTCGGTGCCGGGTCCCAGCTGGCGCGCATGGTTTCGATGCTGATCCCCTGATTCACCATCGAGTAGGAGCTGATGACAATGTTTCCCGGAGCGAACTGGTTACCGGGAGGGATCATGCTTACCGGACGCTGGTCAATGATGGCGCCAGTATCAATGCGTGCATACTTGTCTGGATCATGCCATGTTCCGGCAATCGAGAATGTGCCATCGTTATTATCTTTGACGCTTATAACCCGGTACTGCTGGGCGTAGAGTTCGTCAGATTCCACTACCCAGACGCTTTCGGCCTGCGGCGTTTCGCTGTATGCCGTGCTGACCGTTACGGCCTTGCCGTTTACCGCCTGAATGGTACGGCTCTGGGATGCCCCGGAAGGCAGGTTCAGAATCAGGCGATTCCCTGCAGTGGCATCCGGTGCACGGTCCAGTGTGATAACCCGGCCATTCACCGCGCTGATTCGCCCGCCGGTGACCTTGCCTGACAGCATTTCATCAGCGACGGCGATGATGTACCCGGGCTGAGGTATGTTTCCATCCAGACCAACGTCAAACGATACGATGCGATCCTTGTTGTTGGTGAGAATGCCCCAGCGGCCTTTACGGTTCGCCTCTGACTGCCGGGTGCAGCCGATGGCCGTCATTTCCAGCTGATTAAATCCGTAGCGCGCCACCAGCGCCTGCTCAAACACAGGTTCCATCGCGTCAGCGTAGGCGTTAGCGGGATCGGACCAGGACACCAGCGCTGTGGTATAGCGCGTTTTCGTGGTGCTGCTGGCGTAGGTAAAGCGGCCTTCAATGACGTTGGCGCGGGTGTAGCTGTAATCCACATCCCGGGGCATATCTGCCAGGGCCACGATCTGATCGCCGCCCCAGTACGTCATGCCCCGGAATATGGCCGCAAAGTCACGAAGAACGGTATAGGCGTCGTTCCGGTCCTGAATGTATACGTTGCAGATGTACCGCGGCTCGGTACCTCTACCGCCCTTACCGTCCGGTACCGGCTGATCGCAATACTGGGCCACCTGGTACAGCATCCATTTGTCGATATTCGCCGCCGTGAGCCGGTGGCCCAGGCCGAACCGATCGGAAACAACAAGGTCGTAAAAAATCCACGCCGGGTTATCGGTCCACGCCCACTTAAACAAACCGGTCCAGGTGCCGGTGTAGGTGCGGGTTTCCGGGTTGTAGGTGTCAGGTACGCGGATCACGCGCCCGCGCGGCTCGCAGGAGATCTGCGGGATAGAGCCGTTAAACTGGCTTGAATCGAATTCGATATACAGCAGGGCTGTGTTCGGGTAGCGCAGTTTGGCGTCGATCACTTCAGTGAAGCTCTGAAGGGTCATTGTGTCGCCGATCTTCGCGCTGTTTGCATCAGCGGTCAGCTTGCGCAGGCGAATAGTCCAGGTGCTGCCCGCCTGAGGCAGATCGATACGGTGGCTGCGCTCATAGCCGGATGTGGTTTTACCGGTCACGCTGGTATTCAGCACCGTCTGCCAGGCTCCGCCGTCGGTCTGCAGGTCAATCGCATAGTTAACAGAGTTACCGACCAGATCGCCGTCGTTCTCCTGTTTGAACAGCGAGGGCCATTTCAGGCGAAGACGAACAGCCGAGAGCTGGGCATTGGTAAACGTGCGCGTCCAGGCTGTGGCACTTGATACTTCGGTACCGACGGTGATTTCGTTTTCTGTACCCGGTATCCCCTGGATATAGCTCTGTGCCTGGTTACCCGGGCGAAACTCCCACACCACCCCGCTAAAGTTTGGCGATCCGTCTGCGTTCTCCAGCGCGGTACCATCCAGATAAATATTTTTACCGGTGAGCTGGCCAAAGAACTCTCCCTCTCCCAGAGCTATCAGAATTTTGGCCTTCGCTACAGACTGGAGATCATCGGGTTGTTCGGTGGGTGTGCGTGATTTAGAGCCACCGCCTTTGCGGCCCCTGATAGCGGTTGCGTTTACCATATTGCGCCCATAAAAAAAGCCACCCTGAGGTGGCCTGAATGAAAGGATTATTTTTACTGCTGATCTTCGACGTAAATGCCTGCGGAGATGATCGCGCCGCCGATGCGCCGACGTCCGTAAAGCAGAGGAACCGGATAACCCTGCGCTGCGGTGTTCGTTACGCCGCCGAACGCATATGAGGCCCGGTTATCGGCATCCTGCTTACTGGCCAACCCTGTAGGCTGAGGAGATAGCATCTGTACCACGCCGCCTACCATCATTGCACCTCCGGCCATCATTAAGTTTACACCCCAGGTTTGGGCGAACCCGAAAGTTGCAATAGCCCCGACTGCCACAATAACAGCGCCTAATATTGTTTGAAGCAGCCCAGCTTTTTTACTTCCAATGATTACAGGTACAATTCTGATCACTTCGCCGGTGACAGGAAATCCTAAATCATCTACGCCAATGTTTTTCTTCCCTTTAAAAACAGCAAAAGTTAACCCACGGCGCTGACTATTTATCATATAACTTTCAAACCCGGGAATCGTTTTCGCTAGGGCCGTCCCTGCTTCCGATACTTTACTGATTAGCCGTCGGTGAGTTTTTCCAAATATTTTCCCCGGCGCACCACCAAGCTCAATTTGCGTCATTACTTCAGCCATTTTAACCTCTCAAAAATAAAAAACCCCGCCGGAGCGAGGTAGTAAAAACATTTCTTTCAATCAAAAAGCTGTGGGGTAAATACCAAAATCACCATTAGTTCCGTACCCAACCCTAAACATCAATACATCGCCTTCTGTCACCCTACCTGACTGCTCGCTCATGCCTCCGCCACACATACCTTTGGGCCAAGCGCTAAAGATATGATCTCCAATTTTTGGATAGACCGTTACCTTTTGAGCCGTGTCTAAGTCGGCGACCTCCTTTCCATCAACATACACTCGGGTCATGCATGCGCTGCCCATAAAACCAGAGTCCCGTTTGATTATTACCTTTCCAGACCCTTCTTTTTTAACTAACAGTGTATTGTTGATAACCTGTTTTGCTGGAACATCTTGTGCTTGCTCATTTGTTACCGGCTTAGTCGCACACCCAGCAACCATTAATATGGAGGCTACAACTAATATTCTTTTCATATCCCTATCCCCTTTCGTTTTCCGAAAGACTAGCATAGAGATTTGTAGCGTAGAACCTTCATCGTTCTGTCCTGCCAGTATCCACCATACGGTACTCGCTGGCTCAGGTGTCCATACAAATGGTGCAATAGCATATTACCTTCCAGCAGAATCCCCGCGTGATTCCACTTATTCGACTGTACCTGCATGATCACCATATCGCCAGGCTGCGGCGCGCCGTCGAACTCACGGAACCCGCATTCGTACCAGCATTCCTGATAGAAATTATCCGGGTACTCATCCTCCCACCAGGGATAATCCACCCGGTAGTCATGCAGCTCGATCCCGTGCGTCTGCCGGAAGTAACTCATTACCAGCCCCCAGCAATCGTACACGCCCAGTACGAAAGGCCGCTCGATGAGGGGGATCTCTCCCCGCGGTAAGATGGTACGTAAGTCACCTTCCGGCCAGCTGACGATGTGCCAGGGTAGCCCGTTGAGATCACACTGTGCCTTATCCATTTCGCTAGGCTGGGTGGTTGCATCGGGGTGGCTGTGAACGATGGCGGTCACCGCTCCCCATTCTTCGGCGGCGGCGTAGTCTTCCGGGCAAAGGACAAAATTGTCCTCCGGGTTCGTGGCCAGATTACGGCAGGGAAAATATCGCTCTACCCGGCTCTTCTGCGCTACCACGCCGCAGCACTCGCGCGGATACTCTTCCGCAGCGTGGGCCATGATGGCCGTGACAGTCTTTTTACGCATGTTAACTCCTGATCAATGAGGTGCCCGGGAAACCGCCGAATGAGAGTTCGTTATTTTCACCGAACCGAAGTTTGCAGGCAGACAGAGTGCCGTTGCATTCGTCCAGAGAAGGATCACTGACCGGATTGTTGTTTTTATCGAAATAGCGGGACCCGGCGTAATCGCAACCATCACCAGTACGGTATTTATTACGAATGCACCAGGTGCAAAGAGAATGGAGCTGGCGCGTCGGTATCATCAGGCCCTGCAGATCCATCGGGCTGGATAACGCGAACTCCACCACATCGTTTGTTTCAGACGTTTTTGCGTCGATATACCAGACCTGCAGCTTTTCCTGCGTGGCGTCTGCCGCCGGGTTTCCTCCGGCGAAATTACGTGCATCAAGGTACTGGGCCAGTGTGTCGTGAATCGTCACTTTAGCCTGAAGCAGGTCGTCATACGCCAGGCATAGTGCGGTGACAGAGCCGTCCAGGTTAGCGACCGATAATTTCGGTTGTGCGCTGCTGCCGCTGGTTGACGCTTCGACCCCTTCAATCTGGCACGGCCATGCTTTATATTCCTGACCCTGCCACCAGATGCTTTTGGCGGGTAGTTTCGATTCATCACCACCAGCGGTCACAATCTCTGCTTCTGTATGCGGAACGTTGTAGCTGTGGAAACGCAGCACTTCTCCGGTACCGAACGCCGTGCCATCTACAGAAAAAAGCCGGACCTCATTGCCCGGCTCAAGTTTCTGGTAATCACTGTTTAAGCTCATGGTTTATAAGCCTGCTCAAAAGTTGCAGAAAGGTTGAAGAGTCCGGCGCCCAGCGAAGTCGGAGTGTAGGTGTCGCAACGATATAACCCCACTGGCTCAAGTGGCGGGTGCCACTGAAATGCCTTCACACCCTGATGGCGATCGAGAAAGGCTTTAATCGCCGCGATGTACGCTTCGGTACCGGTGAACTGAAGATTCCACTTTTGCGACCGGGGATTAATCCCGTCCCCAGACACCTGCTGGTATCCGTCACCAAACTGCGCGGTACGACGGCGAAAATTTACCTCCTGTTCCGCATTGATTCGTGGACACCAGCTGAACGTTTCAAGAGCCATCAGCGACCTCCTTTTGCCAGATTCCAGAGCGCGCCACCCGGGGACATATCACGGCCAATCAGCTCGCGGTAACGCCGATCGACAAAGTTGCCCACTTCACGCCCGAACTGCTCATAACCCCCGCTCGCCTGCGTCTGGGTGTTGCCGTTGCCATCAATACGGATATTGACCTGCGGCGCGCCACCGCCGCCCGGCGTAATGCCGCCATTTCCGACAGCGCGTACACCCAGGGAGCCATCGGCAGCGCGGGTAAGCGGCATGATGGCTTCCGGCCCTGCCTCCCCCATCAGTCCGGCACCTTTGGCAAACGCAAACATTGTGGGGGAACTCACGACAGAATTACTGTACTGGCTCAGATCTGCTGAAGAGTAAACACCACCTTTGGCGTTGAACTGCAGATTTGCCCCGTATGACTGAAGCGCGGTGCCGCTGCCTGCGGAAGACGAGGCAGCGCCGCCAAACAGCGAACCGATGGAGCTGGCCGCGTTGGCGATCATCATGTTCACCATTACCTGTTCAATGACTTTCATGACGCTGATGCCCCAGTCTTTCCAGCTCGCTTTGTTGCCGTTGAGCATATCAACGATGTTGCTGCTGATACCTGATAGCGCGCTTTGCATCGCATCAGCCGCCAGCGTTGCATAGTTAGTGGAATCATCCACCCAGTCAGCAAGCCCGTCCCGCGCACCGGTTACCCAGTCAGCCTGCAACGCATCAATCTGGCTGTAATAATCCTCCTGAATTTCCAGCCTTTGAGCCTGGGCATCTTTTAAAGCCTGGGTTTCACGGTCATAAACTGTCTGGCTGATATCACCGGCCTGATACTGCTTTTGCAGATCACGTTGCTGGTCGAGGTATTCACGCTCAATACCCAGCCGTTCCCTCAGCCGCTCACGCTGCTTATTGCCGAGCCCGGCTCCCTGAATATCCACACTCAGATCCCCGCGGGCGTTATCATTCTGCGCCTGCAGGCCAGCAACAAACGCTGCTACCTTCGCGTTTTCTTCGTTGGCTTTTTTCAGCAGGTTCAGACGGTCCACTTCCTGAGCCAGCTGCTGCAGCCGGACTTTTTGCGCATCGTTAATATCGGTGAGCTTTCCCTCCGCCAGATCAAACTGAAGTTTCTGCTGCTCGGTCACCTCTGCTGTTTTCCGGCCGGTGGTGTCGATCAGTGCAATCTGACGCAGATAACCCAGCTCCATAGATTTAAAGGCGCTTTCCAGCTTTTTGGCACTGGTGTCAGGGGTCACTTTTCCGTTGGATTCGCCTGGTGCGAGGGTGTAATCACCTGAGGCGGTAACAGAAGATGTTGCGGAGGAAATAACAGGCGCGGCTGCAGCAATCGACTTAAGGCGCGTACGCTGTGCCAGTAGTTCGTTCAGTTCCTTCTGCTTTCCTTCCGTATCCATGCCGAGGCGGTTAACACCCGCCAGGAAACCTTCGTCGTTCAGATCAGCTTCAAGATTTCTGATCCTCCGCTCAACCTCAAACAATGAGGCGTTAGCTGATAATTTTTGCCCGCCCTGGTAATTATCAATAAGGCTACCCAGCGATGACGCTGCTTTTCCCAGCCAGCCGACAAGGGAAGCGATTCCTCCTACCATATCCGCCAGTCCCTGCAGGACTTTTGGATCGGTGAATACTGCCCGTAGATCACCCAGTCCGGCCTGTAACGGTGAAAGGTCCACGCGCGCCAGACCTGTGGCTATTTCGAGTTTTAACCCCTGCGCCTGCGTCTCCATATCCTCAAAAAGGGAGTTTACTTTGACCAGATCATCAATGGACTGCGGATCAGGCGCAACGCCGTAATCGCGCGAAAGCTTCAGGAACTGCTGGAGCTTCTGGCTGTTGTTATCAAAAAGCGGCAGCAGTTTTGAAAGGTCATTACCCAGGCTTTCGAGTATCGTGATCTTTTCGGCGTTGGTGCCCACCTTTTCAAGCGCCCCGGCGATTGCCAGTAGTTGTCTGTCGGGCGTTTCCGTGGACAACTTCTTCGCTGACAGGCCGAGAGCATTCAGCGCATCGACGGCCTCACCCGACTGGTTAAGTACCGCATCACCAATCTTATCGCCGATATCCTTGAAGATATCGGCCATCTGCTCGCCTGACACGCCAGCTTTTTGCGAGGCGTACTGCCAGCCCAGTAAGTCCTGTGTGGACATACGCAGGGATTTGGCGAGCCTGTCAGTTTCAGCGATCTGCTTTGATGTGGTTTTTAACAGGTTGATCCCTGCCACGCCTGCAGATACCGCTGCCGCTGCCGCGATAGTTGCCATCGACCCCAGTGCAGCGCCGGCAAGACGGACATCTTCCTGTACCTGCCGGCGCCATTTTTGAGACTGCCGCTCAGCCCGGTTAAGGCCCGCCGCAAAGCCACCGATATTGGCAATCAGGTCAATGGTCAGGGTTCCAAGCGATCTGGCTGCCATACCGTCTCCGTGAGTGTTTACGACCAGGTACGCTTAGCCTCATCAAGCGTGACGGGGTCTGTGGTGGTCGTTGTTTTGGTGAAGTGAAGGGTAAAATCAGTGACGCTGAAAGGGGCTGTGTCTTTGCCACGGTTCACGTTGGCGATAGTGCTGGAGATCATCCCGGCGGCCCACTCAGTGCGCAACAACGGATTCAGGCTCCCGTAACGCTCGCGATATTTCACCCAGATCTGAAACTCCCTGAAGCTCAGGGTTTCCTGAGCCTCCGCTATGGTTTTTCCACCGATCCCATTGAGGACGAGTTCGCACCAGAATTCATCGTTGGCGCTGAGCTCATCTTTCCCAGATCGTTAACCTCCTGGATCGCCACCAGCAGGGCGATGGTCAGCGCGCCGTCCAGCGCGCCGCGCTCCGGATCAGCCTCACCGGTAATGTCCGCAGGCGTGAACACGGGCTTGCCATTCTCGTCGCAGACAGACGCAGCGATCCGGCCCGCCACACCATCCACACGGCCATTCGCGGCCATCACATCCGTCATGGCCGAGTGGTAGCCCAGCGGGCGGATAAAGACTGTGGCTTTAAATTCCTCCTCACCCTGGCGCCAGGTGATTGGCTTTTCAACCGGGCGCCCCGTGAATGCCCCTGCCTGTTTCAGTGCATCGAGTGTCAGTTTCATCAGTCACCCGCCTTAGGTACCCAGACCGACCCGCCAGAACGCTGGATAGTTGCTGAAGTGGTCACCACCGTGTTGGCGGAGAAATCAAAGGGGAAGTCAGAGACATAACCGCGAAAAATAAACCAGGTGCGGCTGTCCGGTAGCGTCAGGCCATCAACAGAGCCGGCCGCGCCCTGCGCTGCTGCCGTCGGCTTCGCAGTACCGTCAGACCAGCCCACCGCAAACGTCAGCTCTTCGTGATCGTCGGAGTTTGCCAGATTGTGCAGCATCACGTGACTGGCGTTTTCCGGGTCAGCGTTCAGGCCCACCGTCGCCTGGCCGGGCGTGCGCAGACCAACCTTATATGTGCGACTGTTTCGCTCAGAAAGACAGGTATCTTCAATCTGATCTGCCGGGTTGCCACCGGGTGAAAAACTGGTGATACATTCGATTTCACTTACCGCGCCCTGGGCGAGCACAAAAAACTGAGTACCTTGCGTCAGTACAGACATGGTTTTCTCCGTGCATAAAAAAACCGGCGCCGGGCCGGTGTATTGTGGGGTTATCGCTTCACTATCCAGTTAACATCGAAGGAATAGCGATAGCGCTTTGTTTCGGGGTTCCGTTCCTGTCCGCCCCAGCGGGTTATATGTGCGTGGGGCTCAATGGCATCGCGCAGCGCGGCGGCCACCGCGATCACCTCATCCGGACTATCCGCCCAGGCGTCAACCTGTAGGGACCAGGTATCTGCATCCGGACGCTGTCCGAGATAGTTCTCAGGTGCGCCGTTCACGTTCTGCCAGACGACATAGGGGTAAATCACGTTATCGTCCTGTTGCCCGAACGGGTAAAGCCGCACGGGCGAATCGCCAATCAGCGCCCGCACTGCGGGACTGGCCGCGCAGACGGAAAACAGGGGGGCAATCACGTTCCGCCTCCTTTTCGTTGTGCACGCCGCAGCGCCCGGTCGATGCTTTTTTCATACTCGATGGTGAACGTGGCGATCACCTCCTGAACGCGGGAGGTTGCCGCTGCGCGCACAAGAGGTTTCGGCGCCATTTTTTCCGTACCAAACTCGAGCAGTCGCCAGTGCGGGGTGGGCGCATCCGCGGCAAGGCTGGGATCTTTTTTAAGCTTCGCCCCCTGCAGAATGCCGATCCGGAAGCCGAGATTACCGGTTTGCTTAAACAGCCTTCCGTTCCAGCGCTGCGCCGCATTATCAGCAATACTGCGGGCCGTCTGCGGATCGTCCAGACGCAGGGCATTGGCCTTAATCTGGTTCACAATGACGTTACCTGCTTTGCGCAGCGCCGCACGGCCGCCTTTTCGCTTCAGATCGTCGTTCACCTCGTTGAGCTTCTGCTTCAGTGACTCAATGCCGGTGATCTGAACATTGATACCATCAGCCATCGTTTACCCCCCGGGCACATGGCAAAGTGAGATATTCCCGGCCGCTTTTATCGTCTTCGAGTACGCCCTGAATATCGTAAATGCGTCCACGGTAACGAATACGGTGCTTATCCGTGACATCATCACGCCAGCGGATAGTGATCCGTGTGGTTACCTCGCTCTGTCCCGCCTGCGCGGTCACAAAGTCGCGCGCAGATAAATCGGTAACGTTAGCCCACAGCTCGACCTGGTCAGCCCACCCATTAACCACCGCGCCGGTAACCGGACTCTGCGTTTTAACAGGCTTCTGAAGCGTGATTCGTTTATTGAGCTTCCCCGCCTGCATGATCACCCCCTGGGATTGCCGCTGAGGTAAGTGTGCTGTGGAAGTTCAGCATCACTCTCTTCCACTACCATTGACTGGTAGATCACCGCCGTCAGAGCCTCGTTTGACTCCGCCAGTCGGTTCATCGCTGCTGTCTGGGCTGCCATTGCTGCCAGCAGCTGGCTTACCTGTTGCTCGTTCATAGGCGATTTTCATCCAGTTTTTTAGCCACTCGCGCCGGGCGGCGCATCCACTGCAGGCCATAAATTCCCCTCAGACACCATAAATACGGTACGGTTGAAGCAACGATTCTACGGCCAGATCAACGGTTGAAGAGGTACCGCTGGTGATTACTGCTTCCCGGTTTGCGTACCAGTGAGCAATAAGCATCAGCATGGCCATCTCGATATCTTCACCATAAAGCAGTGCTTCAGGGTCAAGCAGGTACAGTGGATCCGCTGCATTTTCGTAAAGCCGGCGGCGGGTCCAGTTCTGAACGTACCGGGCCGCCCCTTTGATGCTGATTTCGATCCAGGCATCTTCTTCAGTGCTGTCGGCATCGATCCGGCAGTGTGTTTTAACCTGCTCTATGGTCAGCATGCCCGCTCCTTATTTGGCCTTGCCATTCCCTTTCGGCTTTTGCTCTTTATCAGGATCCGGCTTCTTCTCGCCAGGCTCCTTAGCGTAACCGCTGGCTAGAAGGTCGCGACCGTGTTGTTCCAGCGTCTCAAACTCGGTACCTTCAGTAAGCACGTTGCCTTTAAAGTAGATGGGCTTGATAGCGATCAGCTTCATGGCTGTCTCCTTTAAGGAAAAAGAAAAGCGGCCCTCAGGCCGCCATTAAGATTTACGCGCCGCCACCAGCAGCAGGTGCGGTAAAGGAGCCGTAGATAAACGCTTCCGGACGTTTCACGGCCAGCGCCAGGCGCTCTTCGCAACGAATTGAGATCATGTTCTTCTCGAAGTCGTCGGCGTTCTCGGTGGAGATCACAACGTTGGCATCTTCACGATCGAACAGCTGCGCCGCGGCGTTAAACGCACCGGTCAGGAACTTGCCCTGGAATGCTGCGGCCTCAGTGGCCACAACCGGCAGGCCCCAGAGAGTAGGACCGGTCAGCGCCGCCGGGTTCGCCAGAATGTAGCGACCCAGCGTGTCCTTGGTGAGCTCAATCTTTGCCCAGTCAATGAAGTGCAGGACGTGGCCGGAAGCCGGGAAGCGCGCCAACTGTGCCTGCAGCATTGCGAGACGCAGATCATCGATGCCGTTCTGCTGTTCAACGGTGAACGCAGCGTCGTACGCCGAAGCCTGCGGGACGATGCCTTTCAGATGCGCGCCGGTACCATCGCCAAAGAGAATTTCCTGCTCTTCCACATACTTCAGGCCGTAACGCATCTCGGCATCGATAGTGGACTGCAGCTGCGCGAAATCGTCCAGGATCTGTTTGGACGCCTTGAACATGTGCGCGATGGTAGTGACCGGCGTGATCTGCGTGGCGAACTGAATATCGCTGTACGGCTTGGCGGTACCTTCAGGCACAACCTTCGCGGCATTAGTGAAGCCAGTCTGCTGCACCCAGAAGATGGCCGGCGCAGAGGTGCGGCCTGGCGCAATCAGATCACGAATGAAGAGACGCTGCTTCGGCGCGGTATCAATACCCGGCAGGCGCTGAGGTTCAACCACACCGGTTGCCACATCTGTGGAGATCAGCGCGGCATTCACCGGAACGCTGACGCGCTTCCCGCCCTCAACGCTTGCCGCGAACGCTTTCAGCGCGTCACTGCTGATAACGGTCTGGCCAACAGTCTCGATCACCTTTGCAGCATTCGCCAGCGGCATCTGAGCAACCTGCTGCTCAAGTTCGCCGAGCGCCGCCTTAAGCGTTTTCTCAGCATCTTTCAGGGCATTAAATTCCACTGCCATTTTGTCGACAGTATCTTTGGTTTCCGCTGACAGCTCGCCGTTTTTCTTTGCTTCTTTCAGGGCTTCTTCTGCCTTGGCATTGAATTTGCCGGTCGCCTCTTCAATGCTGGCGCTAACTTTTTTCAGGATTTCATTTACATCAGACATAACATCTCCGTTTTACTGGGCAGCCGCTTTCAGGCCGCTGAGTGCGGCTTCCAGTCGGTCAATAGTTTCGTTTTCGATAGTGGTAGCGCTCGGCGTACCTTCAGGGGTGGCAGCAGCGCCTGGCTTGCTGCCGGATAAGGCTTTAAGAAGTTTTCGACGCTCAGATCGCGGCGTATTTGTTTTGGCCAGCAGGGCATCAAGCTTGCGCAGCGCAGCTGCCGGGCTGTCGTCGTCGTCGGCAATTTCATCAGCTGAAAGAAGGCTGTCAGCAAAGCCCTTCTCCACTGCTTCACTGCCGCCGATATAGGTTTCGCCGTCCATCATCGCATCGACGGTATCGGCATCGAGACCGCTACGCGCCTGGTAGATATCGCTCATCGCTTTATCAAACGGCTCCATATCCGCGGCGATCTGCGCCAGGTCGTGACGGTTACCCATCGCATATACCCAGCAGTTATGGATCATCAGGAACGCGCCGCGGCCGATCTGCACATCGTCACCGGCCATCGCGATAACCGACGCAGCAGACGCTGCCAGGCCGAGAACCTTAACGGTGACTCTGCCTTCGTACTCACGCAGCAGGTTGTAAATCGCTAGGCCTTCGAACATGTCTCCGCCTGGGCTGTTGATGTTAACCGTAACGTCAGCGCCGCCGAGCGAGCGAAGCACGCCAGCTATGCGGCTGGCCGTCACCCCCTCCCCCCAGTAATCAGCGCCGATCACGTCGAAGATAGAAATGCTGTTGTCACCGTCCCGGGCGGCGCGGATGCCTCCGTTCCAGCGCTCCATTGCCGCAGCCGGCAGATCAGGTTTTTCTCGCGCAAAAGGTCGCCCCTCCGGCGCAGCCGGAAGGCTTTTAATCGTCATGGATGCTCCTAAGCCGCCTGTTTCAGCGGTGACTGTTCGAAGGGAATATCGGGGAATACGTGGTTATGGACCTGCCGCAGCGCGAATGCCTGTGCGGCTTGGCTGTTCTGCTTAAGATCATCGAGCGGCGTCAGGTTGAGCTGCACTGTGTAAATATCGCCCCCCTCGATAGGCGGCATATTCTCCAGTCGGCGTACGTCATTGCGGGACATCCAGCCGTTCTGCAGCGCACTGGTGTAGTACGCCGCCCGGCCAGCGCTGTCTGCGCGCAGCAGCCCTTCTACTGAGAACTCGGCAAAGAGGTCCTCTTCACCGTTCAGCAGACAGCGGGAGATCTCCTGCTCAATATTCACCAGCAGCGGGCGCAGCGTATGCGTCAGGAACTGGAGGTTCATACCCTCGAGGCTCGACGCCCAGCTGCTTTGCTTTGAGGTATGCCCGACCATAAACGGCGGCACGCGGAACCAGCGGCAGATTTCCTCAATACTGAAGGAGCGGGACTCAAGCATCTGCGCAGCCTCGGGGTTCATTGTGACGTTCTGGTATTTCAGCCCGCCCTCAAGGACCATAATTTTCCCGGCATTCCGGGAGCCAGCAAAAGCCTGCATATAACCGCGAAGCCGCTCGCGCTGTTCGTCATTTAGCGCTTCATCAGCTGAAAGAAATCCTGAGCTTTGCAGTCCATTCTCAAAAATCTTTGCCGCTGACTCTTCAACTGCCATCGCCGCGCCGATCACATCCCGGCCCGCCATCATGGGCATCATGCCGCAGACACCATCAAGGCCGAACCCGCGAATATGCATCAGGTTTTTTTCCGGGATACTGCGCTTTTTGCCGTCTTCGGTGTAGGTGTACTCAAGTCGGCCGGTCTCCAGCCGCTTCACCACCATATTCTGGGGAAGAAGCGGCACCAGAGACACCAGCTTGCTGCCGATAAAAAGCTTTTCAACGAATGCGTTGCCGCGCAGGCAGATGCTCGCCACAACCATCAACATAAATCGGGATGGCGTCATTTCGAGGTTCGGACGGCGGCATAGAACCTGATACACAGGATGATCCTGCGCCAGCTTGCGCGAGCCGTCAGCCTGTCGGGTGTAGATCTTGACTGGCAATGTAGAAACCGACTCGCTCAGGAGCCGGACGCAGGACCAGACCGCTGAAAGCCGTATCGCTTTATCTGCTGTAACCGCTTTGCCGCTGCTGCTCATGCCGTACCATTCCTGCCAGAACGTCCCGGTAGTCAGGCTGATGGGCACGCCCAGCCAGTTGAGCAAGGCGCTTTTCACCTTGCCCGGCTGCTTATTTTTATTCATCAGAAACCTACCATGATGGGGTTTTCAAAGAAGCCTTTCAGACTCTGCCGCGTCTCCGGCAGCATGGCCCGGCCGATATCCATGATCAGGGCGGTGGCCCCGTCAATTTTGTTCTCGCTGTGCTCTTTGATGGGTCGCACAACGTCATCGTTACCGGGCAGGTGCTTGCCCACCACGTTAGAAATACACCACGTCAGTATGGGATGGCCGTCATGGTGGAACCGCCCGGCTTCTATCGCCGCCTCAAGCTCCTTCATCGGGTCCGACATGTTGGTGTAGTTCTGGACGATGGTTATCGGGCTGAGCCCCTCATCGGCCAGATGGTGGGACAGGTTAGTGGCTCCGTGGGGGTCAATGGCCGATTCCTCTACCGGGTTCTGCCGGTTGACCGCCTTCGCTTCCTCCAGGATGACGCGGTAGTCGATCTCTGCACCTTCGGTTACCTCCAGATGGCCGGAGTTCACCCACTTCTGGAAGCGTTCAGCAGTACGCTGATGATCGGTGTCGGTGCTGTATACCGTGTCATAGGGCACCCAGAACTTAGGCGCTATACAGTAATAGTGCCGCCTGCCATCAATATCACGGGTGAAGATCCGCACCATGCTGTTCATATCGAGCTTTCGCGCCAGGTCGAACGAGAGGTAGCAAGGCTGACCCTCGAACTGCTCGATTGTCAGCGTCTCATCCTCGCAGTTGCGCCAGCTGACCAAGTTGAAGTAAGCCGCCCGGGCTGATACCCAGATGTTCAGATGCTTGGTTTTGAAGACGTTGGCCTGGCGGGCATTGTTCATGGCCCGTTTCTGCTGGCTCAGCAGGAAATCGCTGTAGACCGAAATACCCATGTTGGGGTTCGCCTTGCGCAGCACCGCCGGATCGGTCCAGTCGTCACCCTCGTCAACCGTGTAAATCACACCGAAGAGCTCATCGTTAGGCACCGTGCCGTTCAGCATTTCAATAACTTCCCGGCGCTTGTCGTAGCACGGCCCCTCAATGTTGTAGCCAGCGGTGGTGATGGCCCACATTAGCGGCTGACGCCGGGCGCCCATACCTGTCAGCATGGTGGTGTAGAGCGCGTCGGTATCGTGTTCGTGGTATTCATCCACTATCGCGCAGCTCGGAGACGCGCCATCGCCGGGGTTGCCGATCAGGGGTTCAAGACGCGCGCCGTCTTCCGGCCGGTTCATGTTGGAGGCGTTCACCTCCACGCCAAAGGCATCACATAGCGCAGGGGTACGCTTACACATCAGGCGCGCCGGGCGGAACACCTCCCAGGCCTGCTTTTCCGTCGTGGCGCCGGAGTAAACTTCCGCGCCAAACTCGTCGTCACAGGTGAAGCAGAAGAGCGCCACCCCGGCAGAGATTGCCGACTTTCCATTCTTACGGGGGATCTCGGTATAGACCTCACGGAAGCGCCGCAGCTTTGTCCCCTTCCGCACCCAGCCGAACGCCGAGCAGACGATAAAAAGCTGCCAGGGCTCCAGGGTGATGGGCATGCGTTTGAAGGCCCACTCACCTTTGGTATGCGGCAGGAGCTGAATGAACTTAGCCGCCTTTTCCGCCAGGTCTTTATCAAACCGGTACTGAAACTTTTTCGTTTTCTCTTTCGCCAGATCATCCAGGTGCCGCTGGCACGCATCAATGACGTAGCGGCACGCCACAGTCTTTCCCCGGACGATGTCGCGGGCATACTGATTTGCGGCGTTCACGTTGGGGTAAGCTTTGCGTGTCATAGATTTTTAAAGGGATTGTCCGACTGTTTTTTGTTCCCACCAATCAGGCGCTGCCTGCTGCTGGGGTCCAGCCCGAGCATGCCTCCGAAGGAGGCCATCTGCCGCATTGCTTCGTTCAGCACGGTCAGCGCCGGGTTTTTGATCACCCCGCCCATTGCGCCGGTTACGGTGATTCCATTTTTAGCAACGTCCACCTGCGCAGCACGGGCGTTGGCATAGGCCACACAAAACATTTCGAGGTTGTGTAAATCCGTGGCGCACAAAACCTCCTGCGCACACAGCTCTTTTGAAACCATTCTCCACATTGTTGCAGCGGATTCGCTGAGCCACTCGGGCGGGTCAACGCCAGTTATGGGCGTGAAGGAAGGCTCTTCTTTATTGAGGGCGCGCTTACCCGGATTACCTGCCAGCAACTTCCGGGCGGTCGGCTTGGCGCGGCGTCCGGATCGGCCCGTCGCTCCAGCCATAGACGCTCCAGTTAAATTTTATATTTCGCGGGTGTAAAAATCTGACTGAGGCGGCGGTCCTTTAGGGCCAAGCCCCTGAACTTTTGACCCGCCCTCCCCTCCGATGAGAATCGATATCATTCACGTTAAAATGATTGCATTTGAAATCATTTCTTTTTCCATCAGTCGAGATGGAAGTCATCACTGAGGTTGCGGCGCCGCGCGCTGCTGGCATTGTGCGGACAGGCGCTGGAGTTATGGCCTGACTGACCGCAGTAACCGCAGCGCAGGTACGCACGGCGGGCTGAGCCTCCCCATGTCTTTGGGCAGTTCGCTACGGTGTGCAGCGTCGAGCCGCAGTAGGTGCAGCGCGTATAGCTCATCGGGTTCTCTCCGTTGCAGTCTTGCGCTTATGGCATGGCCAGCACAGCGATTCGAGATTGCTGTCGTCGTCTGTGCCGCCGTGAGCTTTGGGTTTGATATGGTCCACTGTCGATGCCGGAACGGGCTTTCCATTCCTCAGGCACTCCTGACATAGATGTCGATCACGCGTCAGGATGCGGGGGCGGATGATATCCCACTTACTGCCGTAGCCACGCTGGTGGCGGCTCAGTCCTCGCTGATGCTGCTGCCACCCTTCGTTACGGTGCGCATCGCAGTAGCCGGAACGATCTGTGGTGGTGCCGGAGCACCCGCGTTTACGGCAGGCGCGCGGGATAGCTGCTGGCATATTGTTGGCTCCAATAAAAAAGCCCCGTGTGAGCGAGGTTGTGTTTTACACCCTGTAGGGGATATATGCGATTTATCCTCTACAGCCATTACGATGTGTCTACCCATGCTGATGGCAAAAAAAACCGCCCGAAGGCGGTTCGTTTTATTTCTTTGTGATTGTATATCTGATAGCCGTAGTCGTTTTACGGCTTGCTGTAATAAATATCTTGTATTTAATTTTTTTCTCGATGAAGAAGTCACTAAGCATTTTATAATAACGCTTTGTTATTTGTGCTCCTCTGGCTTTAATATCTTCTTGAGTAAGCACCTCACCTTCGTACGTGATCTCAGCGGCTCTGGTTCCAAAGTACACGTTTTCAGGAAGTTCATTTCCATCAAAATCTTTAGTAAGACCGTTCGTTTCTAGTAAGTCTGAAACCTCACCATAGATGTTCGATTTATCACCAACTGTGATATCGAAAGTGACCATCACATAATATGAGATTGTGGCTTTTTTTGACATTCACTATTTCTCCATTGGAATGAAGAGTTAGTATCGGCAATTTGGAAAATAAACTTATTAATCTGGATCAGGGGCGCACGCAAATGCGGCGTACCCAGTCAGGTAATCCTCTCATGCAAGCTCTGAGAGGCATTTGATTTGCCCTGCGGTCCTAACCAAAGGTGTTATGATTTTAATTTTGTAACCATTTAAAAGCCCTCTATTACCAGAATCCGTCCTCATTTCACAGCATTGTACCAGGCCTGCCATCGATACGTATTGAGCCGCAGCTGGCGAAGGCATTGGGCGGTTTCAACATCAGCTTGCAGATCTTCATCGCTGTTGGCGCCAGCATCACTTCCCTTGCACGGGTCCTGCATCAAATCCGCTGATGGAGTTGGCAGCGTCGATAGCCTGTTGCCGCAGCCGGACAGACTCATCATCAAAAGCACAAACGGTACGATTCGGCTTCTGGACATATTTCACCACGTCGCGGGTTATGGTTCGGTAGATGATCCGGCCTTCGTCGCTGGCCTGCGCGGCCTTCTGCTCAATAGGCTGAATTGCCTTCTCTGCTTTGGCGCGATTATCGGCGGCCAGGGCGTTGATATGGTCAGCGTGGGCGTACCAGCCATTCAGGTAACGTAGCTCGCCATAGCCAACTGCCAGCAGGACAGCCACGAGAGCGATCAGTAGAATCGTTCGAAGGCTAAATGTCATGTTTGCTCTCCGCCAGGCACATCGAGCGCTCCATCTCTCGCCGGTTCTGTAAGCCTTTCCATTTCATGCCACCAGCGTAAACCCAGCGCCGCATCTCTTCACACGCGCCGTCGTGATCACCTTTGTTCAGCTTACGCAGCAAAGTGGACTTCGAGAACGCATCAGAACCAACGTTAAAGACAAAGCTGTAAAGCGCGGCGCGCTGATATTCGCCCAGCGGCACTTTTACCAGACTGTCTACCGTTCGCTTTGCTGGCTGGAGGTCTTTCCACAGCAACTGGTCACATTCGCGATCGGTATACTTCTTCCCTCTCACGATATCCCGGCCCGTATGGCCGTCGCAGACAGTCCACACCCCGGCGACGTCTTTATATGCTTCGTATTTCCGCCCTTCTACGCCATCCTGCCCACCAAGAAATAGTGAGGCAATCAGCATTGCACCACCACCAGCAGCGGCGATGAGTTTGTTACGCAGGCTACTGGTCATTGGCATTTATTCATCTCCGACTTTGACTGCTGGGCCATACTTCTCAAGCGCCTTTACCTGTGCATTGGCGACCTTGCGTTTGAAATACCAGTTAATGAGCCCGGTAACGATTATCCCGGCAATGCCAGCCAGCACACCGACGGCGCTCCACTCATCAGGACTTAGTTTTGTCAGAACACCGTTCAAGATGGTGCCGCCGGAAGTGCCTAACGCGACACCGGTTACGAGTTTGCTCATAAGAGACATGTACCTCACCTCCGATTATGTCGGGGCGCTTTGTGAAGTGATTGAAGAAAAGGTTGTTACAGAAACTGATAGCAAAAACTTTAACCACACTGCGGGTCATCGTTGCTCTGGCTTCAAACTTTTGCAGTGAATGCTAAATGCAAAAAAGCCCTGGCAGATGCCAAGGCTTGAAGATCAGTATTTGAGATTTATATTCAGCTAAGCTGCAGAGGAAACAGTTGGAACGCAGTACTTTTGGTAATAATTTTTTATTACTGGCCTAACATGAGGTGAAAGATTGAACCCACCCAGGATGCGTTGAAACGTTCCTTCGCTGCAAGGATCATGAATTCGTATGTCCCCAGCACTGACTCGCTGGATAACCGAATCAGCACCAAAAATTTCTGCTCGCCTATAAAAGACATAACTTGGATGCCGAACAAAAGGATGATCACCAACATTCAACAGACAAGAAGAGTCGGGTTCGATTCCGTCAGCTATAGAGGTTAAATTAACGGCAAGGAAAGATTCTTTTGCAAGTTTGGGATAAAATACGGGGTCGTTACAAATGAAGAACAAATGCTCCTTCGAACCAGAAAGGAGCATAATCGTGCCTTTTTGTACTGGGCTGAAGTCCGCTGTCATTTCAATCCGTAAGCAATTGAATCTAGTTCGGAGAATTCTCTCATCCTGTCAGATAAATGTCTAACAAGTTCTTCAGGTTTTCCAAGCGCCCGGAACACATTTTCAGGATTGATTGTAAACGCACCGCCACGTGGATCGGTCCATTCAGGACATTTTGAATGGGTATAATCCCTGATCTCCCATTTACTCATCTTACCGAAGCTTGCATAGACGGCATCTAGAATTGAAATCTCAGCCTCACTGAGTTCATCTAAATCATCACGACTTAAGCTGTCACATAAAAGCTTAAGCTCATAATTGTCAGCATCAGAAATCCAATTTTTCCAACCTTCTTCGCCCGTTTCTGTACCATTCATGAGGTCTAAAGAACGAGATAAGACTGGACCATGCGGCATGGCCACCATGCGGTCACCTGTGATAGGCTCACCGAAACGGTCCATTGATTCTCTATCAGAGAGGTACATCAATTTCATGAGCTTAAGGTATGGCATGCGTCCACCGCCTTTCGACAGTAGATAGGCGGCCATCTGAGCCACTCTTTCTTCGCAAAACATATTAGCCCCCCTACTCATAAACGATCACTACTACTATCAGCAGTATAGTCTTCAACTTAATTTTCTGTTTTCCAAATTACGCCGAATGCAAAATTTCTCTTGACTCTCTCCAAGCTCTTGTCTGGCCTAGCTTTGACGATTGTCAATACACGTTGCATTACTAACGAGCGTCTTTGTACCACAATCATACACGTTTAATCCACAGGCCTCTGTGGATAACCATTTGAACAAGCGTCGATCCTTATCCACAGAAACTCGAGATATCCACAGAGGGCAGCACTAAAAACAAAACCACCAACAACTCAAGGGGAAAAGCTGTGCATAAACACACCTTACTTATACACATATGCACAATTTTGGGCTAAAAGAATTTTTGTTCGGTTTTGCCTATTGATAAATGTTGCAAAAATTTAGCTCACAATTTCTTAAATCCTTTGCGTTCTAATAATTCATAAGCGAGGAAAAGTAACTTTTCTCTAAAAATCAGAGGAAGGGATTTTTAAGATGTACTGTTATTTACCAAATAAAAAAACCCGCTCAGGGCGGGCTTTTTAACTGTGAACATACAATGCCCATCGTTAACGTTAAATTTACACAAAAACGGCAACATTGCAAGTAACGTGAACCGAAAATATGAGATTTAGAGCAAAATTTGCACGCTAGTTACTTTCTTGAGTTCGGTATCTGCGTTGCTCTCCTCCTGAAAGCATTTCGTCACCAGACTTTCATAAAACGGCTTCCAGCTGTATCGCCAGGTACGATCAGGAAGGCTGTCCAGTTCGGCCAGAACGCCGCGATACGCTACTGATGATTTCGGCCTGCTGTATCCTCGCCCCTCACAGCGTTTGCACTCCTTATAAACCGGCGCGCCCTGCAACTCAGTTTGCTTTCGGTCGAGGGTTTGACCAGATCCGCCACACTGGCAGCGCTTACTGAGCTGACCGGTTCCGTTGCACTTGCCACACAGCTGGTGGTCCACATCCTTTACCTCGCGGAAGACTTCAAAATCAGATGGAGACTGGCCCTGATCCTTGGCGAATTGAGGTAGGCGCATCGTGTAATGGCTTTTGGTGATCACGCTGGTCCTGGTAATGAAGCCCTTGCCCCGGCATTTCTGGCAATCGGTACTGTCAGCAGCTGATGAGGCGTAATCCTTGAATGCGAATCTGGCGAGGATCCGCATACAGAGAGGAAACTTTTTACCAGCTGCTTTGCGTACCGCCATTGGTGCGTGCTGCTTGGCGTACTCCGTCAGCCAGTTGATAGCGGCTTCTTTATCCTGTGGACTGATGCCAGCCTTCCCCAGATACATGGCAAGACCGATCCCGGCGTCGGCCTGAGTCATGCCCAGCGCAGCCATGATGTCGGTTACCGTTAACTGATCGCCCGCGGTTGCGCGCACGCTATCAGAGATGTGCATCCCTTTCGGTGCAAAAAACTTTAAAACTCCGTCCAGATTCATAGCGTTCTCCACTCCGTCTACGCCAGTGCGCCGATGGCTAGCGCCCGGTCTAATGTTTTCAACAGCAGCTCCGGCTGCGTGCCGTATTTCGCTTCAAATGCCACAGCGTCAGCGTGCAATTCGTCGTGATGCGCCCTGCACAGCGGTATCACGAACAAATCATGCGCTTTGGTTCCCATGCCACCCATGCCGTGGCCGATCAGGTGGTGGGGGTCGTCTGCCGGGTTCTGGCAACATGCGCACTGCTGCGCCTTTACCCAGCGGGTGTATTTCTCGTTTTGCCAGCGTCGGCGCTTTGGCCTCAACATGAAGGATTCGGGCGTCTCCGGATCCACCTGCAGCGCCAGCACCTTTTTAGCCGCCTCCTCTACAATGCTGGTGGGCGGTACCGACGGCACAATGTCAGCCTCACGCGTCACCGATAGCGCTTTCTCTGCCGGAATACGCAGGACCTTGCGCGCCACCGTCTCAGGGATGGCGTGCGCCAGCTTGTTGAGCGTCAGCCACCAGCACAGTTCTGGCAGGGTCACGACGTGCGAATCATCGAAACCCAGCCCGGCGCGAACAACCGACAGTAGCCAGGCTACCAGGTTCTCCCGCGCAATGCCCGCCAGTTCGTTAGTAAATTGCTCCCGCACCAGGATATCGCAGGCCCAGCACAGCCGCAGCACGCCGGGGGCATGCCGCATGGTGACCATTTCATGGTGGTGATAGTCGCTGTGCTGGTACTGGCAGCCGGATTCCCGCATCAGCCAGGCTTCCAGACATGAGAGGCCACCAGCCCGCTTAATCACATCGGCATGCTCAAACACGGGTACCATTGCCGGGTCCTCCGCCAGCGGCTGCCGCGCCGCCGGGATCTCCCCGGTTGGAACACCCGCCAGGCGCTCCGGCTCGTTCTCCAGAAGAATGCGGCCACGTTGGAAATGCGGCATAAGCTCAGGACCAGGCCGGAAAGCCACGATCCCGAACTCTTTTACGACGACAGGAGTTAATAACGCTCTCACGCAGCCTTCCCTTTAGCGATATGCTCTGCCCACAATCCGCCGATCCACCTCACTCCTTTAGCCGTAAAGCGCGCCTGGCTGAAAGCGTGGTTTGAAGTGGTCGAAGTCCCCGTTTTAACCTCAAAGCGCCCTGCATCGATATGCTGGTGCCGCGGCGTCAGCGCCCCGCCGAGCCGATACATGATGTCGTTCTCGATCAGGAAAAGGCGGAACTCAGTTTCTTTGGCTTTAAGCAGTTTTGCCACCTGGCGGAATGAGAGTGAGCCGCTGGCGCTGCAGTAGCGATCGACAAATTCAACCTTCGGCGCAGCTGCTGCGAGCTGGAGCGTCAGCTGCTCTTTTTGCTCGGCCAAATCTGCCGCCAGGCGCAGCGCCTCAGGTAAAGATCGGGGCACGCTGATACTCCGTCCCTCCTCCAGTTCCTGCCAGCGATCGACAACCGCGGCGGTAAATTCCGGCGACAGCCGGGCGACCACGACCAGCGAGTCACGTTTGTTGAACCGGTACTCCTGATAAATGTTGCCATTGTGCTCGAAATCGAACTGCGCCAATGGCGCGGTTAAAACGCCACCAGCAACGAGGCGCTCCGCTGAGCGTTTAACGTCACTATGTTTGCTCTGTACCAGCTCCGCAATTTCCCGGCTGGACATTGTCACTGCACCATTAACGATTAACTGATTCATGCGATTCTCCACTTATCAAGCGGCTGCACCCGCCGGTTCGTACTTACTGATCGTGATTTCGACCTTTCCTTTCTGCGTTACTGGTCCCCACTCCACCAGCATTCGCTTAATCTGACTGTCGTCCTCCCAGATACCCGCGTGAGTCAGCGCGTCGAACAGCGCTTTGTTGTAGTTGTCGATGTCGCGACGGCGGGCGTCCGGCGGGAAAAGAACGATCTCCACCGCCGCCGGCGCACTGCTGGGCTTCGGTAATCGGCGCAACTGCTCGATGATCGCCGCGCATGCCTCACTCTGGAATGCCCGCCCCTTTGCGCTAACGAGAGTGCGACCTTTCAACGGGCCGCTGTTTGGGGATCGCCAGTAGGCATTGACGCTCGGCGGGAATGGCAGGGTTAGCTTCATAGCTCGACCCCGCGGATCTCCAGAAATGTGAGCGCCTGCTCCCGCGCACTTTCATCGCCGAGCAGCAGCGCACGAATTATCGCAATGGCTTCATCTTCGGATTGCTGCCCTGTAATAGAGATCCCGCGGGAAACGTCCGGGGTGATCGTGATGGCCCCTTTTCGCTGGAGGATGAGCAAAGCGTCCCGCGCCGAGTTATGCGAGCGGCAGCCCATTAACCCGGCCAGTTCAGCAACGGTTGGAGGGAACCCGTGTTCTTTCTGGTAATCGACCAGCAGGTCTAAGACCTCCTGCTGGCGCATGCTCAGTGTTTTCACGCGGCCTTCTCCTCTTTGCTCGTGCACATATCAGGCAAGTTTGCGCGCACCAACGCCTCGGCGAACGGCGGCGGCACAGCGTTACCGCAGCGAGCTACCTGCTTATCCTTCGCGTACTTCACGCCTCGGTAGTCCTGGTCGATGATGTACCACTCCGGGAAACCCTGGGCGCGGTACAGTTCGGCAGGTTGCAGCATGCGCATGCCGATATCCACGATGCGATAGACCACGCCATCAACAGTCACCATCCCGTCAGAATCCGCACCGCAATACTGCTGCAGGAACGTCAGCGCCTGCGCCGCGCGCTGCCCGTCATAACCTTCGGTCGCCAGGCTGGTCTCTACGTTCCCGACATGCAAGCCGCCCGCAGTTAACCCCGGCGCTGGCGCTTCAACCACCCGACCATCCCGGCAGGTGCCACGTAGCATCACCAGATGCGATGTGACCAGGCCATGGTGATCGGTGGTGGTGACCGTGTGTGCCGGTTCGTCCAGCGCTACGCCAGCGCCCTGGTAGTTCCCGCCGAAGTGCTTAACCAGATTCGCCGCCACCAGCCCGAACTTACCACCGCCAGCAACGACAGTGCCCAGAGGCTTATGCAGGCCCGGCACGCGCGGCTCCTGCCCCGGGCGTTCGCCGTAACCCATCTGAATCAGTGTCGTGGACACCAGCTGCGATTTACCGCCACCACCAGCAGTAATCGTGGCGCTCGGCTCATCGGCCCGGTGCCCGATGCTGGCGCCGAACTGCCGGGCGATCACCGGCGCGACAACACAAGCCCTGGACTCTTTCAGGATCGTGTGCATTGGCTTATCCAGTGGGCGCGGCTTCGCCTGGTACTCACTGCCGCCATTACCGGCCAGGAATGGCGTTACCGTCGGTACCGCGATCGCATAGCCATGTGTTTTGGTGATGGTCTGCAGCGGCTCCGCCAGCGCCTGCCCACGAAAGCAGTCGTATTTCCCTTTCGTCGTAGTGTGGTTGCACTTCACGATAAACGGCGAGGCGCTATCAATCACGAAGCGCTGGATACCGCGAGCGATGCGCTTGAGCGTGTTCTCCGCCAGCGGCTTTTTGCGGTCGAAGATGGACTGCGCCGGAATTGACCAGTCGATACATTCCGCCGCGGTACGCCATGGCGCCAGCTTGCCACCCTGCACTGCTGGCGTTTTCGGGTCGCCGTGGGTCGGCGCTGGCCAGGTCACCGGCACGCCGTCGCAACGCATCACCATGAAAAACCGCTTCCGAATGGTCGGCGCGCCAAAGTCGCACGCGCGCAGTTCTCGGTGGTCAACGGCATAACCCAGCCCGGCTACCAGCTGTTGCGCCTGCACACCGTCGGCGTCAATACCCAGAAATTCGCAGCACTCCACCAGCGCCGGATGCCCGGCAGATATCCCGCCGGACAGCATGCCGCAGAATGCCTCGAAAGTTTCTCCAGCACGGGCCGGATCCGGGCGCTGCCCGCCATCATCGGATGCAATTAGCGGTCCCCACGTTTTGAACTCCTCCACGTTCTCCAGCATCATCACGCGCGGACGAACCGCCAGCGCCCAACGAATGACGATCCACGCCAGACCGCGAATCTCTTTCTCCACCGGCTTTGAGCCTTTGGCCTTCGAGAAGTGGCGGCAGTCCGGGGAGAACCACGCCAGCCCCACCTGGCGGCCAGCGGTCGCAGCGACAGGATCGACATCAAAAACGGATTCGCAGTAGTGCAGCGTATCCGGGTGGTTGGTGGTATGCATTGCCACGGCGTTCTCGTCGTGGTTGATGGCAATGTCCACGCTGCGGCCGATCGCCAGCTCAATTCCCGTACTCGCCCCGCCGCCGCCGGCAAAGTTATCAACGATAATTTCTCTCACGCATATTCCTCCATGGCGACGGCCAGCGACCGGGCCGCGGTGACGATTGCCGGTACCGGCATTTTCTCCAGCCACATGCGGTTGATGTGATGCTTAACCTTGCGCTGTTCGTTTTCTTTTAGCCCAGAGATCTCCTCTACCTGCTTGCAAATTAGAGCCACCTCGGCAGGCCAGATATCAGGTAAGTGCTCGGGCGTGACAGAATCTTGATTATGCTGCTGCGGATGATCCTGCTTAATCAGGCGCTCAGCTTCGCGGCGGATCTGCGCCATGAATGCATCCCCTCGCGCCTCCAGATCCTTGCGGCTGATATAGCTCATCGCCTGGCCGCGCCAGGTCTTGTCGAATACGACTACTGCACCAGCGAAGAACGCTCCGGACGGCACCTGCTTTTCGTCTTTTGGCACAAACCACATCGGCAGATCGAAACCAATTCTGCCGCGGATAAACGCAACGTGATCGGCATCTTCAGGCCACCACACCTCGCTGGTTGCAGCCTTGATCAGGAAGACAAAGCGACCGCCCTTGTCACGCATCGCGCTGGCGTGCTGCATGATGTAACGCATACCGGTGATGTAATCATCTTCATGCATGCTGGCGCGGCTGTATGGCGGGTTCCCGAACGCGGCGCCGTTGAGTTCTGACACCCGGGCGGACCAGTCCTGCACCAGCGCGTTGTGCTCAGCGGTGTAATACGCTTCGCATTTGCTGTTCTCGCCGTCGGTAAACAAGTCCAGAACGAACGGGCCAAACATGGAGTTGATACCCCAGAAAATGTTATCCGGCGTGCGCCACTGGTCGCCGACTTCCTTCAGTTCGTGCAGCGGCTGGCTGCGCAGTTCGGCCAGGTCCCGGCAGTATTTATTGGTCATTGGTCTTCTCCGATGTAATGGCCTGCCAGCAAGCACGCGTCTGTTACGCTGCGTTTCTTGGCCTGTTTGAGGCATGACGCACGTCGTTTGACGTAACGCTCCCGATCCTTATTCACAGATGTCAGGTCGAAAGCCTGAAGCCATACCGTCGCAGCGCGCAGGTAAAGCCCCCTTTCCTCCAGTTCTACGGCGTATTTTTCTAAATCAGTCAGGGTCTTCACTGTTTCTGCGTAGGAAGCAGCAGCTGCTGCGGCTTCTGTTTTGACGAAGCCTTCGCAGGGGTAATACACAATCGTCGTGTCGTTATGAATCTCGCGCTTGAGCTTCCCCTCGTTGTGAAAACGGAACAGGCAGCGGCTGATCGTGCGAAACGAGCTATGGGTCAGAACATTGGCAACCTGACGGGTGCTGCAGCCAGGGTTATCCAGCGCGAACTGCAAAACTTCGGATTCGATGCTCATGATGTTGCCCCCCTGAATCCCTCAGGAATTTTTTTATCAACAGGACCGAACTTCATCGGATCCGCTTTACGCTGGCCCCATGTTTCGCGTGCCGGGCGCCCGGCGGAGTCCCACTTATTCGCCGATTGCAGGTAGCCAGGGAACTTGGAGGGCAGGAACAGGGTTGTCGGGCGCAGATACTCTGCCATTTTCAGATCGTCGCCCCACTTCTCGACGCTGTAATCAACCACCAGCATCAGCTCATCAAGCGTAAATCCTTCGGTCAGGCGGCCGCGAATGTTCTCCAGAGACGACTTGCAGACCTGGTACCGTGATCCGGTTGTCTGGTTCAGGTGAGATAAAACCTGTTTTGCCTGATCAGTAATCACCACGGCAGGGTCGGGTTGCGACGCAACCGGACAAGAAGGGGTTTTATTCTCTGTAGTACTCTCTGTTGTATTCTCTGTTGTATTCTCTGTAAGAACATCAGTGCAATTTGACCTGATGACAGCGGTTCGTTTTGACCCGATGGAGCGTTTCACAATGACCTGTTCCATCGGTTCATTTTGACCTGATGGACGAGCGCAATTTGAACTCCTGGATTTAGTCACTTTGACTTCATCTAAAAGCTCGCTTTCGTAGTTGATCGTGTAGTAGTTCGTCATGTCGCGCTGGGACTTGTTCAGCTGCTCAATTTTGAGCACGCCGAGAGTCTTCAGGCGGGTGAAGGTGCGCTTCAGGGTTGACTCAGACCAGAACGGGAACTGCTCCAGCCACTGCTCGTTGGTGTTATAGATCCAGCGCACGCCGTCGCGCTCCAGGCCGGAGTTTGTCTCTTTCAGCCAGTAGTTCACCTGCTGCAACGCAATCGCCTCATTGAGACCAATGCTGTACGCAAGGTCAGGGTTTATCACTATTGGCCGGGATGGCATTAACAGGCTCATGGCAGTCCTTTAACTCTGTAAATTTGCGCTGGAATTGCTCAAGAGGGCTGAAGCACTCATGACCGTACCCTTCGCGAAGGTATATAACGCGTCGTGTATCTGGCTCCCATCGGATAACCCGAACAAGGATGCCTCGGTGGTCTCGGAACCTCCGGTCAACTTCAGCCATTCTTCGCGCCCCTTCTCGTTCATCAGAGCAAATGCGGCTACCATTTCTGCACATGGCTGGTAGTTGTTGTCTCCGCTATCGCCGGATACTATTCCCACATAGCCGAACGGGGATTCTTTCCCAACCAGCGGCAGGCATCTGAATTGCTTCGCTGGCCTGAATCGGTTTAAACTGTTCATGCGTTAGTTTCTCCACTAAAGAACCGGCGCGCCCGACGCCTCGAGCTGCACACTCGGGGCGTCACCTTTTCTGCCGGTTGAAATAAAAACATCTACTGCCTGATCCGATACGCCCACTCCATAAAGCGCCATGAAGCCCAGAAACCCGTGAATCTGGTGACGAAGCTTGTTGTTGAATAAATCCGAAAGGGTCTTACGTTCCTTACGGTCAATCACACCATCTGCTGCTGCAGCCATCTTTGCTGATGCCAGTTCGCCAGCTGCAGCCGTCACTTTCATATCGAGTTCATAGAGATCAACGTTGTCCAGGCTACCCGGAGCCGGAATATCCACCAGCAGTTTTCCGCATTGCGCTGCAAAGTACTCAGCCAGGTGAGCGGTATTAGAAATTGACTGCATCTTTTCCAGTTCAGCCAGGGTGAAAAACCGGCTGCTGCACTTCTGGTACATATGGTTGTGAAACTGATCGATGGTCATACCAAGTTCGGCTGCCATACCGACACGACCATTTTTATGTGCCTTACACATCAGACGAATCGCTGTGTTTATGCTGTCTACCATTTTGTTTTTCCTTTGGTAGTTATTTTTAGGCCGCTGATTCGGTAGATTGCAGCGGTGGGAAAACATCATCGATACTTACATTTGCGCCAAAATGATTGAGGGCAGAAACGATGGCGCGGCACTGATCGATGTTCATTTTTCTCTTGCTGTTTTCGTAATGACAAACAGCGCCTTTGGTCACTCCAAGGACATTTGCTAAGTGCCCTTGAGTGATGCCTAGCTTGGTTCTAATTGCTCGAAGGTTATTCATTTCACTCTCCTGTTCACAATAAGAAATATACATTTTGTATCTTTAATTCGCAAGTAAGATATACGTTTTGTGCCTCGATTAAAAGTATACAAGTTGTATTATTTGGGTATGACTATGAAATGGTACGACTTGGCTAAAACCCTGATGAAAACTCAGGGGATAACTCAAGAGCAGCTTGCTGAACACCTTGGTATCACCAAAGGTGCAGTAAGCCATTGGCTAAACGCCCGGCGTGAGCCCAGCCTGGGGGAGATCGCACGAATCCTTGAGTTTCTAGGTAAGAAAAATTTTTCCGTTGGAGCGGGTGGCTTAATCATGGACGAGAACCTTAAAGGGGATGTTGAGTATGTGGGACGCTATAAACCTGGCAAGAAATATCCCGTATTAAGTAGCGTCAAGGCAGGAGCCTGGGGTGAAGCCGTCGAAGCTTATACCCTGAAAGATATTGACCAATGGCTTGAGTCAGATGCTCATATTCAGGGAGATGCCTTTTGGCTAGAAGTGGAAGGTGATTCTATGACCGCGCCAGCCGGGCTGAGCGTTCCTGAGGGTACGTTTGTTTTGTTTGACACGGGAAGAGAACCAGTAAACGGAAGTTTGGTTGTTGCAAAACTATCAGATACAAACGAAGCCACCTTCAAAAAATTAATCATTGATGGTGGTCAAAAATATTTGAAGGGACTTAACCCTCAGTGGCCTCTTGTGCCAATCAACGGCAACTGTAGAATTATAGGCGTTGGTGTTGAAACCAAGCTACGTCTCATCTAAAGACTCCTTACAACCCAACTTTCTGGTTGGGTTCAGAAAATCGTATTCGAAAACCTGCCCGAATATCTGAATGCCGAAATGACATTACCCCTCTCTTTTACCCATAAAGATACATAACGTTGCCTCTCATTTTTTGTATACAAATCGTATTGACTAACATGGATACGTTTTGTATATTCAATTCATCAACAACATTCCTGTGAGCAAAAAGAATGAGCACAAGCGCAAACAGAAAGATGATTACTCTCCCAGATGGGATGAAGTTCAGTCCTGTTTATAGCAAGTGCCCTAAGTGCGGTTGTGATTTAGAGAAGTGGCATGATTCCTTTGTAGATCAGGTAAGCGCCAATCAAGCAAAGAATCGTACCGGTGATACTGAATGCGCGCTTGAAGCCAGTGCCAAGAAATCTCTGGCCCATAGCCTCTTCAACAACTGTGTATCGTGGATGGTTTTTCCATTCTCCACAGCAAAAAAATACGCCGCCAAGAGAAATAAGAAGCGCGGAGTTGGTAGGAAGTTTTGGTAGTAGTCCGCCAGCAGTAGAGAGGAATACGACCGTGCAAATGACGATCAACACCTTGTACCAAACATCCAACTGAAGATTGGATAACGGATTGTTCATGTTTTTCAATTTCTTGGTTGTGTGAGAACTCCAAGAATACCACCGAGCCTGACGTGGTGAAAAGACAGGCACTTTTGCAGTACGGCATATGGCACATGTGTCGCAGCGGTCCGGCAGGGTTCCTCTATGCTACTTTCCATGCCGGGTAGCCGGAATGTGCAAGCCAGGCACGAACGACAGTCAGAGACGTTTCACCAGCGTGGCGGTTAGGTGTGACACCTCGGAAGAGACGAGGGTGCAACGATGAGAGCATTGGCGATGAGCGGGCCATCATACAAGCCGCAAGACGATCCGGAGGCATCAGCCAACCGTATCAGTGCTCTCAGCGTTGTGGAAGTAGATTTTCAGCTTGGTACCTGAAGCGAAGAAGAAGCTGGAAATCTCCGGCTGGTTACCGGCCACAACCAAATCACGTAGCCAGCGTGGTAACCCGTAGTAACGAAAGCTGTGTGTAGTCTTGGCGGTCGGTAGTTGTGAATGTCCTTAATGCCGACCGCCCATTTTCACAGCTGAAAGCGCATTCCTTAATCCATCAGTTATGGGTGACAGGTGTGAAACGTTGGAGTGCGCTTCCAGTTGTGTGGAGAACTAACCGGCGATGGCAGTCGCCCGCTTCATTAAGCGCCCTACCCTGGGTGCTTATTAAAGCGAACCAAAATCATTTTCTCTCGCCGTAAGGCGCGGGATTCGTGCAACCAAAATTCAGCGTCGTGCAGGACGCTTATATAACGGAGAAACTAACCATGACGAACGCACAGACCGTCACCGATTTACAACCACGCATGACCAGAGAGCAGTTGATCGACGCTGCCCGTAAAGCGGCCGCACTCCTTCCCCCGGCTTATCGCGGGATCATGACCGAACTGGCTAACCGCCTTGATATCACTAGCGTGGCGCTTTGCGAGGCCATGCAACAGCGCTCCGTTCTCGCTATCGAGAACACTGTACTTCGTGATGATGTTACCTGCTGGGCTAAAGAGTGTGATCGTATTGTCGAGCGTCACACCAAGAAGCGCACCAATATGCATCTGCTGGAAGCCCAGAAAGAACTTCGTGAATTAGCACCGGCAACGGACGTTGTTCTTGCTGAAATTAGGCAAAGCACTATTCCTGATGGATGGAAGCTCGTTCCGGAGAAAATGTATCTGGACGCGTCTGACATTGAGTCTATTTGTGACAGCTGCGGCAACGGTGATGAGCGATACGGGGATTTCACTGATGGCATTCTCTGGGTAGGCGAGCTGAGCAACGATGGTGTAATCAAATACGGTCTCAATATCGCGAACGCTGATTACCCGGATGAAGGGTCAGTAACTATCCATGAGTTCAAAGATATCGTCGGTAAGGGATCATTCTGATGGCTAACTCATTCAAGCAGATGTCCCGCGACGGGACTATCAAGCGCACTGATACCGGCATGTTCATCAGCCTCGACGATATCCATGTTCGCGCAGGATTCAACAAGCGTCATGACGACGATGAACGCACCATCCAGGCAGACGATGAGCTGTTTACCTATCTGATGAACGGTGGTTCGGTTCCTCCACTGGAAGTTATCGCGCGTGATGAAGGTGGTGTCTGGGTCGTTGAAGGCCACCGCCGTCGCCGCTGCTATGAGCGCTGCCGTGCAGCCGGTAAGCCAGTAGACCGCATTCACATCATGCCGTTTAACGGTAACGATGTGCAGCGCCTGGCGCGGATCATGACCAGCAATAACCAGTTGCCCCTTTCCGATATTGAGCAGGCTGCGGTTATTCAGGAGTTGCACAACGCATTTAACCAGACCACCAGCGAGATTGCGAAGCTGGTCAATAAGTCAGTCGGTACCGTTGAAAAGTTACTGACACTCAGCACCGCGAATTATGACGTTCAGCAGGAAGTTAAATCCGGGGCCGTATCCGTTGATGTTGCTGTTGATCGCGTAAAAGAGTACGGCGAAAAGGCTGGCGAGGTGCTGCAGCACGATAAAGCAGTTGCGGCTGCCCAGGGTAAAACGAAAGTTACCCGCAGCGCTATCGCTCCAGAACTCAGCATCAAGAATGCGCGTCGTTTCGTGGAACTGATGGCCCAGGCTGAGATCAGTGACGAAGGGGTGTTCACCATCCAGGGTGCTGCGCTGGCTGAAGCTCTGTCCATCATCGACGAACACAAAGCGATTGCTGAAGCGCGTGAAACCTATCGCCTGTCTCAGCCAATCCCTTCGGCTGAGGTGCGCGGGAAAATCCTTTACGTGTCACTCGATGGCGAAGAGATCGGGTCGGCCCCTATCTATCGCGGCAAGAACGTGAGCCTCAATGGTGTCGTTACCAGCCAGTCAAAGGCTGTGGCCCACTTCGTTAAGCAGCACAAACTTCAGCAGGAAGCGAATCATGACAACCAATAAACCAATGACCGGCGAGCAATTGGATGAACTGATGGCCGTTGCAGTTCGTATGCAACGCGATGCTGAAGTTGCTCGTGACTTCCCTTCTGCCAACTTCGCTTATGCAGTTCAGGTTGCTGTTCATGAACTTGGTAAGGTTCAAACTGATTTTGTGGCGCTGACTGCGGAGAATGCAGTGCTTAAACACGCAATGACCTCTAACCCTTGGGCATGAATAGTTTTGGAAAAATCAACTGGATGTTTACAACGCAATCTAAAAGAAAAAAATAGTAGATAAACTCCGTAAGAGAGATCGTTTATAATATTGCACTCTATAAATTACAACTTTTCAAGTGAGAGAATATGAACCAGAACCCATTTTCAATATATGATTTCCTCGGTTACCTTATACCAGGAGGATTGTTTCTATATCTTCTATACTTTTGCGGAATCACTCTTGACTGGGACGTAATTATCCAGCTAAAGAAAGCAGCAATTGAACAGGAGTCTTCTCTCAGTTTGCTAGGATATTCTTCAATTGTAATACTCGCATATATCATTGGCCATGCGATAGCAATTTGCTCTGCTTTTTTAGTGGAAAAGTACATGAATGATACATTACAGTACCCTTCAATTTATCTTTTCTGGGAGTTAAATAATCATTTCAAAGATGTAGTAAAGAAAAATTGGGGGAGAAGATTTAAGTATATAATTATTAAAACAATTCTATGCCCAATCTGGTTCCTTGACTTAATTACTTTTAATAAACTTTACTCTAGAGAGCTTACTAAGGAATTAGCCACTCCTCTATGGAAAATGCTAGCCAAATCCTATCAATATTTTTTCTCAGTTGATTTAAACCAATTGAAAAATAATTTTGCTTTGCAAGGGGATCTATTTAGACTTGCCTATCATTATTCTTATGACCACTCCTCCAACCACCAACCAAAAATACAAAATTACGTGGCTTTATATGGATTTTGCAGGAACGTTTGCTTGGTCTTTTTAATCTTTTTTTGGGTGGCTCTTTTTACCCTTTCGATTAATATATGGTCAGGAAACAACTCCCATTTCAATCTTATATCAACATTAGCTATGCTTTTGATGACATATATTTTTTATTGTGGGTTCGTCAAATTTTATAGAAGGTTCACTCTTGAAGTATTCATGGCATTTAGCGTTTTGAAAACCAATTGATATGTTGCCGGGTGCAGCCGGTTTAGTGGAGAAAATACTATGAACGGACAAAGCCAACGTTTTCTAACTCCAGATGATCTATATCAGCTTACTGGTTATCGCCGCCCTTCCCTTCAGTGCAAGGCGCTGAAAGAGAGCGGTGTATTTTTTGTTCCACGTAAGGATGGAAGACCCGGGACTACCTGGGATCATGTTTCCAACCCTGCTGGACTTAAGCTGGTAGTAAGCAATCCTGAGGAAGAAGAACCAAACTTCAAGGACATGTGCTAATGCCCAGAGCTCGTAAAAATCCAGAAGATAACTGGATGCCGCCCCGCGTTCGCCGGGGCAAGTCTGCCTATGAATTTCGTACGCCAGAAGGCGGAACAGTCAGGCTGTGCAATGCCGATTTCACCAAAGCACAGGTCTGGTCGGCTTATGAGAATTTTATAAATGACACCAAGGTGCGCACTAATTTTAATGCTCTGTGTGAGGAGTTCTTTAATTCCGGGGATTTCCACGAGCTGGCTACCGAAACTCGTAAGGACTACAGAAAATACGGCGCAAAGGTGACTGTTGTGTTTGGCAAGATGAAACCAGACAACATCAAGCCAGAGCATATCCGTAAGTATATGGACAAGCGAGGCGTAAAAAGCCGTGTCCAGGCGAACCGGGAAAAAGCTTTTATTTCTCGTGTATTCAGGTGGGCATATGAACGAGGCAAAGTGAAGATGAATCCTTGCCAGGGGGTGAAGCAGTTTAAGGAAAAAGCCAGAACTCGCTATGTCACTGACAGGGAGTACGAGGCTCTATTAAGCGTTGCTCACACCCCAGTGAAAGTGGCTATGGAACTTGCTTATTTATGCTGCGCCAGGCAGGGGGATATCCTGGACCTGAAGAAAAGCCAGATCCTCCGTGAAGGCATCATGATCCAGCAGAGCAAAACCGCAGTCCACCAAATTAAAGCATGGACAGAACGCCTTGATAAAGCAGTGAGGCTTGCTGAATCTCTCCCCCTAAATCCCGGCATGGTGAGTATTTTCCTGCTCCACCAGCCGTCTGGCTTAAGGTATACCAGAGATGCGTTCAATGCTCAGTGGACTAAAGCTAAAGCACTTGCAGCTGAAAAATTCCCGGAGCTTGATTTCAAATTTACTTTCCACGATTTGAAAGCGAAAGGGATATCGGATCTTGAAGGAACGCTGAATGATAAACAGGGAATAGCTGGCCATAAAAATGCGTCACAGACTGCACGCTATGACAGAAAAATACCTATCGTTCCGGTAGTCGGGGGGCAGTAA